TAGACCTAGAAATCCATCAGAATACATTTCGATTGGAATGACCAGCGGGAACTTATCATAGACTGGTAGGATATCCTTGTACTTTGGATCGTAATGATAAAAATACATACGTCCAACGAATGCTTTCGGAGAAATTCTCGAAGCGTCGTTTAGAACATTAGATCGATCTGACGGTATACGAAGTTTTCCTATCTTTTCTCCTAACCATGCTCTTGCGGCGTCCGTTCTTGGGCGTATATTTGCTGCGCTTAACTCTGCACTAATTTTATTAAGTAACGACATTATAGACCTAAATCTCTCTCTGTAATAATCTTAAATTTCCATTCTCTATCTTCGCAATATTTAAGTGCAGCATTCCACTTCGCTTCATTTACGCCCCAAGTCATTACCTCACGAATGTATCGTCGAGTAACTCGACTTTGTTGTTTTGGTGGTTTTGCTTGTACCAATGGCTTAACCTCAAGAATCATTGCCTCTGTTACTCCTGACTTTGTTCGCATTCTTACAAAAAAGTCTGGGAAATATCGATGTATTTTATTGTCAACTGGGGATAAATAAGGTATGACGATTTCTTCATTTGACCATTCAATTACGCTAGGATTATTGTCCAGGTGCACCATAACTCGGCGTTCCCATAGCGATCTATACCAGACGTTCGTAGGATCACCTAAATATTTATTGGTATTTTTCGGACTAAATTTACCACTGTAAGCCATCAACTATTTATAGGAACTTTAATGAGCGGAGCAACAGGCACTTGGACTACACCCTCGGATAGCGCGAGAGCTGCGTATCAGCAAGCAGTCGCCAATTTATCAAGAGATCGCAGTTTAGGTAGGCTAACGCAAGCACAATTTGAGCAAGCGATGGCTGGTTTAGAGCCACTGGGTAGAAGAGCTGGATTTGCCATACCCCAAACTGATCGTGGTAGTGCATCACAAACTGCAGAATCAGCTGGGGCAACAGTTCCGCCGCTAGAAAGAGTTTCTTTTAACACTAGGGATTTTAAGAGAGAAACGGGCACTGATACCACAGACACTTTTGTATTTCCAGATGTGTTAAATAATGGCGATTTACCTTATATTAGATTCGATGTATTCGAGGTAGTTACTGGAGCTGTAGCGCCAGATACAACCGTCGCAACACCAACTGCAGCCTCTCTTAATGCTGGATTTCGACAGGCTGGTGGAATAATTGCGAAAACCACCGAAAGTGCATTAGAAACGGCGAAATCTATTGCTGGCAAAAATATAAGCGCTAACGCTGCAGAAGGAGTAGCCTCTGTTAACGAAGCAGCAGAAGTTGCAGCAGGGAAAGTCGGAATATCAGTGGACAAATTAAAAGGTCAAATTAAATCATTATTTCAAGATTTTTCGTTAAGTCGATATAAAGATGTTCGAGCACTAAGTCTCATATTACCGATTCCTGAGGGATTAAACACATCATATGGGCAAGATTATGGCGAAATATCTCTAACAAAGGAATTAGGAACTATTGGATTTGTAGCGCAAGCATTAGCCGAACCTAAATTTCTAGATAGAAATGATCCATACATTGCTGAACTTACAAGTAGGCTCGCTCAAGAAAGTCCATTAGGTAGAAATTTTTCCGAAGATTTAGTTAATATTCTTCGTTTTGGATCAACTGGTAAAGTTGTAAATCCGCAAATGGAAATGCTTTACAAAACACCACAGTTTAGAGAATTTACTTTTGATTTTAGATTAATTCCAAGAAACGCTCGCGACGCATTGGAAATTAAAAAAATCATACAACAGTTTAAGTATCACTCTTCTCCACAATTTTGTGGAAGTACAACAGGTAGATATTACACACCACCTTCTAAATTTAGTTTTAGATTTTTTACTAATGGAAGTAATCAAAATTATAATTTATTTGAATCTAAACAATGCGTGATTACGAATATATCTATAGATTATGCTCCGAATAGTTATGCTACACACGCTGATGGTGTTCCCGTTGAAACTAGATTACAAATTATTCTAAAAGAAACAGCAATGATTACTGCTGATGATATCTACATTGAAGGATCAGAAAGCGGAGGATTCTACTAATGTTATTTTCTGCATTCCCTAAAGCCTTTTACAGTTTTAACACCGAAGGTAATGATGTTAAACTTGTTACTAACATATTCTCTCGTGTTTCGATTAATGATTCTGTATTGAACAATGTTTATTCATTTTACAAATATGAGTTAAAGGATGATGATACACCAGAAATAGTAGCACAAAAAGAATACGGAAATCCAGAGTTTCATTGGGTAATTTGTTATGTTAATCGATTAGAGGATCCAGTGTTTGATTTTCCATTACCTAGAGATGCGCTAGAGCGATATATTGTTAAAAAGTATAATTATTCTAGTATTGCGCAGGCATATAGTGAAATTAAACATTATGTTGAAACAATAGAAAATACATTAAAAGAAGTTAATGGACCTACAACAAAAACTGTTTCTAATAATATAATTACATTAAGTCAATATGACCACACGATTAATGCGTTAGTTTTAAAAACTCCTGCCAGTATTGTATCTTCTAATGCAGTTTTTAGAGCAAATAATTCAAACGCGAATAGTGCAGTAACAGCAACTTTAAACACTATATCTAAAATTGGCTCTATAAGTGTGTATGACTATGAGGATAATGAAAATGAATCAAAAAGATTTATTAAAATGTTAAAACAACAATATGTTGAAGCATTGACAAATGAATTGAGTTCTGTTTTAAATGGCTAGAAAAAGTAGTTTAAACACATCTTTATCAGATGTAAAATTTCATTCAATATCTATTATTGACAAAGAAGGTAAAGTAACTTCAATTGCTAGTCTTTGGAATGTTATCGATCTTTATGAAAGTATTTTTAGACCAGTCATAACAGGACACATCAGCATTTCAGATGGCTTAAACATAAGATCTAAATTTGCGTTTCAGGGTGAAGAATTTTTATTCATCTCATTTAGCAAACCAACTATAAGTCTAACTGGACCAGCAAAATATAGTAAAACCTTTAGAATTACAAGTATAGAGGATGTAAAGGTATCTGATGTTAATAAAGCGTTGCAATATACAATTAGATTTTGTTCTGATGAATTATATCAATCTTTAAGAAAGAAAATTAATTCTACATTCAAGGATGCACAATATTCTGATTATGTAAAACAAATTTGTACAAATAATTTGAGCGACGAAACAAAATCAAAAATCGCAGCATTTGAGACATCAACTGGACCTCCGCAAACGCATGTTATCAATAATTATTCACCATTTCAGACTATTAAATTTTTTGAAGAACGTAGTGTCGATCAAGTTAATTCGCCATTTTTATTTTTTGAAAATTTTTTAGGATTTAATTTCTTGCCATTATCAAAAATGTTCGAAGGATCTAGCGTTATTCCGAATGGATTGGTTGCTAGCACTGCTAAAAACGGAGATGATGCGTCAGATTATGTTCCATTAAAGTTTAATGAAATTTTAAATTTTGATTTAAAGACAAATAATGTTACATCTCCCAACGATCCGACAAAAACTGATTTATTACAATTCGACATTATGCGAAATAATCTCAGCTTATTTAACTACAATGTTTCTGATATGGATTCAGCAAATAAAACGAACCCAGAAAGCCTTTTCCCGAATCCTAAAAATATAGAAGAGCGAAATGCAAATCAATTTTTTTTAATTTCGCAAAAAGGTCGCACTCCACAAAATATGATTTATCGAAGTTTTCAAACAAGTCGCAATACAGCAATATCAAATATTAGCCCATATTCGACTTCTTTAGTTGTAGAAAATAATACAAATGATGAAATGTTTTTAGCGCAGCGTAATTCTATGATAGCCTTTTTAGATTTTACAAAATTTGAAAATTGTGAAGTTGCGGGAAATCCAGCATTTACTGTTGGCGCTGTTGTAGATGTCAATTTTCCTGCCTTTACACCGAACCAAGAAATAAAAAGAAATATGGATCCATATATAACAGGTCGATATCTCATTACTCGCGTAAGACATAATCTTACTAAAATGACTGGATTACGAACATTCTTGACATTAAATAGTAACTCTCCTGGCAAACCATTATTTTAAAACAATGAACTCAACACAACAATACATGGGTATGGATGGATTTATTTGGTGGTTCGGCATCGTTGAGAATCGCGCAGATCCAGATTTTTTAGGAAGATGTCAAGTCAGAATATATGGATATCATAATGCTGA